GTCTGCTTAATGAGCTTCAAAGGCATTGTCGTAACAAAAGAGATAAATTAACTCTTTCATTAAGTCAGTGGATGATAAATTAACATCCTCATACGGCCACACTTGCTAAGTGTGAATTTTATTCAACTAAGAATAGGTCTAGCTTGAACAAATAAACGACCAAATTTTATTTGCTATGAATTTTCGATATTCATCAAACGCTCTTTATTAACGTAAAAGAGTAAAAGCACAAAGTAGTTTCTGTAAACTACAAAGAAACTTGCACTACAGGAGTGCACGCCTGTTAACTTTTAAAAACAGTTTTCGAAGCATTAGTTAACGAAATGCTTCAAAAACTTTACAGATGATGAAATTAATCATCATCTGACTCGCAGTGTTTTGTTTTAACTGCGAGCTTGTCTTTAGATTTAGATCTTTTGTTCAAATCTGGTAACTTTACAAAATCATCCATTTTCGCATTTTGTTTAGCTAAATAAGCTTCTAACATACTCAGACGATCTTCTAAAGACATTTTCTTTTGATCACTAACACTAACACTATTATCAGGAGTTACACTAACAGTCATGTCAGTATTAGTCAAGGTGGTTCCATTACCAGCAATAGTTAACACGCCATTAGCTGATAAAACACGGATTCGGCTAACTGCAATCATACCAGTTCCAGATGTAACTAAATACAATGGTAATGTTGAAATTCCAGTGCCTCCATATGAAAAGAAAGTCAATCCAGTTCCAGTACACTGTATAGAAACAATGTAGTAACCGACATTTTCAAAAGTTACTAAATTATTTAAAACTGAATAACCAATTGTTTCTGCATCATACGCTGGTGCCGTACCAAAAGGATTGGCCAAAGACACTCCCGTGGAACAAGTTACACGACCACCAAAAACTTGTTTATCAATGGGTACAAAATGAGCATTTCGAAATTCAAAAATGTATTCAGCGTACACTTCCATCATATCATTCGTAACATCCGTTTGTCCAACTGAAAATATCTCAATTCGTCCATAATCATAAGTTTTAATATCTAAATTAGATGCCAAAACACCTGTACGAATATAACGATCCAAAAAGGACCTTGAACGATTGGGGTAAAAATCCATAACTCCATTACGAAACGAGTTTATTTCTTTCATACCAGGGAAGGCTGATAGCTGTTCTTTACTAGAAGGACTAGTTGACGAAGCATCATAAATTGGAACAGCATAAAACACTCCTTTCTCTTGATAGTTGGTCAACGTCTTGAAGTGCAATCGCATCTTTTTCATCACATATTGATCAAAATTTCCAGCAAGTTGTGATACCCACGGAAAATACTTTTGTAAACCAGGATTTAATTCAATAGCATATGACTTAGTAAAAGATGCCGTGCCTTTCAAAGTTGTAATCAACTCTGTATGGTGAATTCCAGGCCCTTTCCCATTTCCGAACCACCGAGCTGGTCGAGTTCTTAATTCTGAAGCCATACTAACAAAGTTTGGCGTTTCTTGAATCATCACACCACCACCATTATCCGTTATGGTTCTTCCTTGATCACCGCCTCTTCTAAAGGCTCTTCGATTTTGTCGCTTTTGTTTGCGACCGGCTCTACGTTCTTGCCGTCTCTTTTTCCGGGCAGCTCTATTTGCCTGGCGTTGAGGTTTACGCGCTTTAACAGCTCGTACTCCAGCTTTAATACCCTCTGCAACTGCTTTTCCAACAGCATTACCTCCGCCTTTATGATTTGTATACTCACAAACCCGGACTTCACATATCTCTCTATCCTTATCATTTTCTGCAACAGAAGAAGATAGCACTTCTGCAACAACTTTTTCACCGAGACATTCCTTGGCCATATTAATGACGTCGTTTTCAATTTCTTGTATTTGATTTTTATAGGGCTGCCAAATGTCCATTGTCCCACCCACGTCAGATGTGAAAAAGAGTAAATACTCACGATCACTTCTAATTTCTGTTTTTGCAATTTTCCAATTATCATCGTGTTGAAAAACACTGTCATACTCTCGTAATAAAAAATTCACAATCATACGACATAATTGACGCATTGATTGATTGGGCCAGCAAACTCGTAGCATAGCCCCAACACGAATTAAACACATAATAGGATCGCGTGGGTATTTTGACCATTTAAGGGATTCAATCAATTTTTCAGGATTTAAGCAATAAACACACTTTCCGTTTATAAATTTATCGAAACTTGAGGATAAAAAAGACAAATCTTTAACTGGACGCGGTTTTGTGCATTCTGTGGTAAAAGTGACATTTATAGTCCCCAAAACTTGAATTATTGCTTCTGCATTAAAATACTTAACAAAATCTGGGTGAACTGTAATTGTATTATCATCACCCTGTAATGCAGGCACAACATTTTTGTTGAAACTATAATAATTTCGAAATTCTTCAGGAACTAGAATGCACCAAGCATACGCCAGGAAAACATAAATTATCAAAGTATTATCACTTATAGTGTTTATTGACCCAGACGGGTTTCCAGTCAACTTCATTATAACTTCAGATAAAGATTCCAAAACACTTATAACTATATTTTTATAATAGTACATTACACGAACATAGTTTTCTGGTGTTCTCAATTCACTCCTCAAACAACGAAATCTAAATCTGGCAATACTGAACATAACAAGAATAAATATTCTTGAGTCAAATTTCTCAGCATCCATATCAAACCCGTCTTCAAACTTTGATAATTTAGTATACAAGTCATTCCATCCTCCATAAAAAGGGCACAAACCCACAGTGGAGGCTGTCTTCAAGTGCGAATCATAAAATTTATTGTTCATATCGTAAAATAAACGGTTGCCTAAAACTGCAGCCTCAAATGGAGTCGCCATAAAAACACGCATATCCTTTCCTTTCTTTCGAACTTCTTCTTTCAACGAATTAGTCCAAACAAAATAGTAATCATCTTTCAACAATGTGGACCATAGCTCTTCGAAATGAGCTGGTAATTCAGGATATGTTTCCAAAGCCTCACGCTTTGTTTTGCAATTTACATTTAAAAAACAACCTGGTGATGTTGTTAGATCCAATGTTTGTAGGCTTTCATCATTACTCAAGATTATTGAATCACTCATGTACAATGAAAAATGTGCATCCAAAAAAGAAATGGCTTGTTCAAAAGCTAACTCATCAACTTGGGGTTGCACTTGTGCATATTTGTTCAAACCTACAATAGCTGCATTCGGATTAGGTGATGGTAAAGTAAAACTAGTCTCTAGCGGTAAATCATTTTCAATTTGAAAACTATTTATACACAAATCTAATTTCCTCTGGTTCTTTAAAAATTTTTTCTTTTTAATTTTTCCAATTTTTGGGAAATAACCCAATTGGAATTTGGAAGGTGTTGTATCTTCCTCTATTTCATAATTGAATAAGTATTTATTCAAGATTTCAACAGAAGGAAGTATAAACCCCAACCCAGCAGACTCTACAGCTGAGTTGGGGATGTCCCATTTAAATTAAGAGACATCCAATCAAGAATTTGTTTATCAAAACACCAACATTTATTTATCATTTGAGAACCAGCACAGTGAAAACCAACAATATTTCCGTCTTTCAAAGAAACTAATATTCCACCACAGTCCCCAAAATCTGTTGAACAATTATGCAAACCACAAATTCCCACAACTCCAACAGAAATATGAGGACCACGAAATTGCTCATCTTTCCAAGTTAACAAAACAACTTTTTCACCAGGGACAGCTTCACGCAGTGGTATTTTGTTACCTAACATTTCAGATAATGATTTATCTATTTGTATCTTAAAACGAATTAAATCTTCAACAAATGGACAAACTTCATAAGAAGTTTTTAACAAAGGAGAATAAACACCTGCACCTTTAAAATGAAACTTAATTTTTGTAACATCCATATCAACAATGTTGTCATTCTTCCAAGGATGCAAAAGAGTATAAACAAATGAACCTCTAACATAACAGTTTAAAATTTTCTCTCCTTTATAAGTCACAAAACCCAATCGATTGTATGAATTAACGTTAATTTGATCCAAAGACAACTTTGCTTCATTTTTCATCAATGAATTAAACTCTGCAAATAACTTATCTTGAGGCATTAATGGATCATCAACCTGTATGGCTTTAAATTGATGACAAGGTCCACAGTGAAATAAACCACATCTCATACACCGTTTATGAAGATCCGAACAACTGCTACAACGTCCTTGTTGTTTAGCTGCTTTATCAGCTAAAGTTTGAAAACTCTCGTTAACATATCTCAAAACCACAGCTTTGCTCTCATTGAAATATGCTTTGTGTGTTTTAGACCAACTTTTCCCATCAAAAACTTGATAAGAATATCTCCCTTCATCATTTTTCTCAAAATCATGAAGAAAATAAGGATCATCAAGATCAGACAACCTCATCCTTTGTTTTGAAATCACATGGCCGTCATCATCTAACAGCCTCACAAAAGAGTTTTTGTCCAAATGCTTTGGATCTAAATCATACATTTTCCAAGCTCCTCGCGAAACTTTTCTTTTCCTCGTCGAGTGCTCTAAAGTCATTGGAAGAACTGTTGCAATAGCACCAGAGGCTAAATTGGCTTTTGAACCCAATTTCCAATATAACAAGAAAAATAAGGACGCTCCAACTGCAGTCAACATCACGGGTTTTAACCATGGTACTCTATAACTAACCACTACACTCCACTCATAGTACCAAGTAAACATTTTTTGAAATACATTCATGTATTTCCAATCAACTTCATTTTTATCATGAATTTGTTGAATTGTTTTCGTGTCATCTTTTGACACACGAATATAAAACGGGTAATAAAATCCACTTCTATGATAATAACTACGCATAAAAGTAACTTCTTCCGTGAACTCTTGAGCTAAATCCAAAGCTCTCAAATATTCACGCATAGAATATGCTCTACGCAACACCGCTTCATTTGTATAGTACGTAGTTGTGGTAACACTGTCTTCTTGCGGTAGAGGTAGTAAACTGGATGGTATTAAATTCTTATCTCCACCCAAACCAACACTTATAGCTGCCTCATGAGCATGCATCTGATACCTATTTTCATTCTTGTTATCAAAAAAGAAGAGTTGAGCATATTTATTACTCTCGCCATAAAATTGCTCAGCAAATTGTTTTTCATCCTCTTCTCTATTAGGACGATTTAACACTTCTTTTTCGCGTTTAGAGATTTCATTTAAACGTATACTTTCAAACAATTCTTTTTCCACAACTTTATGCGATTCACCGAACTCATTCAATATTTCTTCATCCAAATCTGGGTCATCATTTTCTGAATCAACTTCATCTAATTTAGTAGCAATAGGAATGGCTTTTTCCAAAACATCTCCAGATAATTTGCTTTCTTCTGGAGTTAAATAAAAATCTAAATTAATTTCTCTCACAGAAAGAGAACGAAAGCTACTAGCTTCAGATAACAAAACTTTTGTCTTAAAAAGTTCATTCACTTTCTTCTGATCCAAATACAAAACAA